CAATTGATACAGGGGTCTTCTGCCAGCTACTTCTAAAAGCAGCTAACAGAGAACCCACTTTCATACGAAAAGCAACAGTAGAAACGGCTGAATTGCAAAAAATCATGCGAGTACGACACTCATTGACTTTCTTTTCAGATTGCAATTCATCCTTTAAATAACCAATAAACCGGTGGTCTATATAAGATGAGGAAGTGTAGTTTGCCATTGCGTCTAATTTATCTTCTAGGTTTGACTTAAACATTTCAGATAACCAGTAATCATCACTGGAAATCCTAATATGATCAGTCTTACCCTTGGACTTTTTAGACAAAACGAGGGGGTATCCGGGGGATGTCGCGGTGTTAACCGAGCTTAAATATCCAGGAACACCTCTAACTGCTTCTTCTAGAGTTAAAAGACGTTTTCCAATCGGCCAAATTAATTTTCTATTGTAAAAGTTCGACATTGAGTCAAAAACTTTGTCCAATACAAGATCATTCGGCTCGACGGTTTTAACGTCAAATAATGCTCCTAAAGAGACAGCTACAGGGTCCTTTCCATTTGAGCGCGGGTCACGACGCGACATGATAGCAGGGGTCTTTTGAGGTTGTTGTGGTAATTTGCCATGCAAAATAGAGGGGACAATTATCGACTTGTTGGGCAAGTAGACAATGTCATCCTCTGGCGCATCCTCAAGGGCAAGTAAATTTGGGAATTCAAATGATGAATCACCTGACTCAGCGCGTAAATTATCAGAATCACGATATACTTTCTCAAAAATTGAGATAGCAGCTTGTAATTCCTCTTTCGCGATGACACTTATAATACTGCATGCATCGATAATCTTATTATCTGATCCAGCAACGTGTATACCTAAGTATCTATCAGCCAGGTGTCCTTCTTCGAAAAAGGCCAAATTTCCACAATCACCAACACTAGATGACATCTTAGCTTTAACAGCACTTCTTAACGAAATTTTTCCGTAAAACTTTCCTTGATTAATAACTTTGTAGTTGCATTCACTCGACATGAGGCTCGCAGGTCCATATTTGTCCTTATGGAGCGAAGCAACGCCAATGTTAAAATGTTTGGGAAGTTTGCTAATTTCAGCCGATGAAAGAAAGCGACCAACAATATCTCTCTGTTAAGGGATCTTCGTATAATGTTCCAAAGATATTATACAAAAATCACTAGAAGGGAGAGATACTATATGATCGCCAACATTCACCGGAATATTAGCGTAAGAAATACCATTAATGCTAAGACTAACATCTAATGTCTGATCGGAACTTTCAATCCGACCGATACCCCAGTGATGGACGGTTAAGAATTTTCTTCCACAAAGCGGGACAGCAACAATATTGACATCGTCTATTTTTAGACGAGCCATTGAAATGTCACTAGCTTGCGATGTGTAAGAAGTCTCCATAACCATTCCTCTCACTGGTCTACCAGTCCGAGTAGGGTTCTTGCGGGTTTTGGGACCTGGTTCTCCGGAAGTTTGATAATGGGCAAATGTAATTTCTTCATCTTCATTGTCATCGTCGTTTGCAAATATATTACATATATATCTGAAAACTCCTTTGACAACAAGAATCAAAACTATCATCATTGAAAAATCAAACCAACGCAAAGACCACGGCCACCATGAGCGGGGGGCGGGGGGCGGTGCGGGTACGTCTTCCAAAAGATCTTGGTACTTTTCCTTAGTTCGACTAAGGGAAGCCTCAAATTCTTCTGTAGTGACGTACTGGTCAATATCTTCAGGTAGTGATGAAACCAGGAGGGACTCCTGTAGGTTAATTTCATCAATCTGTGAAGATACAACAATATCAGCTAAAAGATCCTGTAAAGGAACTTCTAACTCACATTGTAGGTCGTCAGTCGGGAGTTCATCAATTGAAGCCTCACTCAAGGTACTCTTGAATGAAGCTGCAGATGCTGAACGGGGAGTGGTCGGGGGGGTGGGTGCGGGGGTCGATGTATCTGAAGAAGCTGAAGGCTCTTCAGAAGAATCAGAGGATTTTAAAGATGAATTCCTCTTCTTCGAATAAGGCAAGTTATCTAAAAACTCGTCTTTCGCACTTCTCTCAGCGGGCGTGTTACGATCTAAAAATAGATTGTATGGGTTGGGCTTATCAAAAGCAGAAGGCTTTGGTAAGGGGAGAGAAGGTTCAGAAACAGAAGGTTTCTTGGGGTTTCGGGGGCGGGATTTGCGGTTAGACTTAGAATCTAAAGCTTCGGCAGAGAAAAAACACTCGGCTTTATTATAAATGGTCTTACAAAAGGATGGTAATCCTGTTGAAATCAAAAATCTAGTAAACAATTGTTTTAGACTTAATGATTTCTCAGGGATTCCCATAAACTCTCTTGTCATATCATTCATAATATCCTCGGGCGTCTTATTCTCATCCATCTCGGTACCATTAGCAATAGCCATGTCTCCAACACATTGTAAATGAACTTTGTGTTGGGAATGGATAATACTCATAATATCGGTGAAGTTAAAAGATTTAAGTCTGCCGCCAGAAACATAATCCAATCCAAGTGCAGAGTTAGAATCAACAGAATTTTGGAATTGGCCTTTCAGCCAAACCAAGTCCTGTTTTTCCTGTCTCGAATACTTGGACAAGTCTACATTTCTGAGGTCGGGGGTACGGTGAACGCGTGATGTATGGCTAAGTTTCAGAACAAACTGTCGCCTTCCGGTTAATGCTTTGACGGGGTATGAAGTAAGTGATTTACTGTGATCGTTGCTAAGTGTGATAACACACTTAGGCGCGCACTCTGTGCCTTTGATACCACAATTGATATTCTCAACTGAGGGTAACTCGGGCACAAACTTTGCGGTGTTTACCATCTGTATAAATGACTCGGCTTCTTTCTCTAATCGTTCGTTAGTTCCATTCATGAATTCATCCCATATAATATAGTTTTGTCCCATGTAGCCATCCATATAATCCGATTTCGGATACATATAGATGTCTTCTTCTGTGGCGCCTAAAGACTTCATGATGCGTTTAGCAATCAAGGTCTTTC